GCCAGGCTGCCGTAGACCTTGATGACCCGCATCACTGGCACCTGCTCTGATGGCGCAGAACACGCCCCGTCTGCTTTAGATAGTAGCCGCCATAGATGTCGCGGGAACTGAGCCGACCACGAATGTGATGCATGATCATCTGCTCACCGACGTAGACCGCCACATGGTTTAGCCCCGGTGAGCCGTCCAATGACATCAGCAGCGCGTCGCCAATCTGCATTTGCTGCAGTGGCACCTCAACAAAACCTGCATCGCGCCAGCAATCTTCAAACATCGGGTTTTCGTTGAACGCCAGCATGTCCAGCGGGCGCTCCCAATCCGGTAGTTCCACCCCCCAAGTTTCGGCGTACCAGTCGCGGACCAGTGTCCAGCAATCGCTGATGCCCCATGCCCATTGGCGACCGATCAGTGGTGCCTTGTAGTCGCTAGGCGACAGTTCAGCCCAAGTTTCGTTGCCGGGGTTGACGATGTACCAGCGCAGGCCGGACTTGGTGCAGCCAATACGATCAGCATCACTTGGGTCGGCTGGTGTCTTGGGATGGCTGTGGATGACGGCAACGACCTCACCAGCATCTTCGGCGGCGGCAAAATCCTCAGGATCCAGCACGAAAAAGTCGTCTGGTGTTGGTGCCAGGTTCTTGCAAGGCCAATACTTTTCGCGTCCTTTGATCACCACCAGCAGACCGCAGGCTTCCCGTGGCGCCTCTCCCAGTGCGTGAGCGACAGCAGCCTTACGCCAGTTTTTCATTAGAAGGTGCTTCCAACGCCTGGGAATGAGCCAAATGGCAGTTCAGCATTTTCGCCGAAGCGGGCTTTGCAACTGCTAAGGCGTTTGCCGCATACGTCATTGAGCGGATCGCCGGTGCCGGAAATGACGCGGGGCTCGGTGGTGATGTTGGTGCCGGTTTCCCAAATCACAACGTCACTAGCGTTCAGCAGGCGCAGGTTGCCGTTGTTGCCGATCACGGCGCGGTTGGCAGTGCCGGTCACGCTGGCGATGTTGTAGACCGCGCTCACAGTCGTCAATGTCCCATAGCCGGTGGGGCTGCGGAACGGGTTATTGGTGCTGGTGGTGATGGTGGCCTTGAACGTGGTGCCTTGCTTCCACAGTCCAGTGGCGCTGATTACGGTGGCTGCCGCTCCAGTGCCCGCCGTTTGCCGCCAGCGATAGGTGGCTGATGGGTATAAATACTGCTCGCCGGCTGGGATGGGTTCGGAGGTGGCCGATAACTGCAGCGTGATCGTCTTGCCTTCGTAGGTGAACGTGTAGTTCTGGGTGCGGGTTTGACCTTGGTAGCTGTCGGCGTTGCCCAAGACCTCGTGGAAGAACGAGCCATTGCGACCGGCACGGATGTCCGTCGGCTCCCACTCCAACCAAGTCACCGTCAGAGGAGTGCCGAGGTATGCAGTACCCGTGCGCCACACAGAGACGTTCGCGCTAGTCAGCAACCGCAAGTTGCCGTTGGTTTCCATCTCCAAGCGGTAGCCGCCGAGGTTCTGCGTGTTGGCGCTCCAGGCGACGGTGTACGACTTGTCCTGCACAAAGACGTTGCCGAGTGAGCCGACGCGCCAGCGGAACCAGCCGTTGCTGCTGACCCGTTCAGTCTCAAGCACCATGGATTGCCCAGCACTAAGTGTGTTGCCCGGTGCGGTTGAGAAGTTAGTCGCCGCAACACTGTTCAGCGGGATGTCGTTTTCGTCGAAGTAGTTGGTGCCGGTGTAGCCGCACTCTGCGCTGCGATATTCCCACTGGCACAAATTGGCGATGCACTGACGTTTCGGGGCACGCACACCAGCAAGGTCAAATGCAGCCGCCAGTTCAAACTCCACCACGTCACGGTTCTCCGTCACCTTCCGGTCCACGAAATAGATCTCACGCGGAAACTCCGTGTCAGATGGTGTGCCGTATGGGTTGGTGTCGCCGGGAAAGTTTTCAGCGTCAAGGAACCGGCTCAGCGTGCGGATGCGCGTAACCTTTGCACCAGTCAGGTCATTGCCGAAGGTGATTTCGTTGACGCTGGCGAGCACCGTAGAAATGCTGCCCAGCAGGTTGGCGACGCGAATCGTGGGGCGTGGCAGCTGGCCGTTGCCGGCATACTCAAAACCGTCAGCTTCAATCGGTAGCGCGTAATAGGTGTTGCCGCGCCAAATCACATCGCCGGCGGTGGTCTTTTGATTGACGCCATTGTGGAAGCGGTAGATTTCGTCGCTGCCGTGGATCGTTTGGCTTAGTTCGATCTCAAACAGTTCAACAATCGCATACGGCGAACTGCTGATTAGGTGCTCAAAGACGCTTGAGGTCATGGCTCGTAGACCTGGATAAATGTGGCGTTAATGATGTTGATATTTGCGTATTGCAATTCTCGGTTCCACGACGGGCAAATGTACTTGCCTGCGCTGCCACCCGCTGGCGGTGTCCAATCAAAGCTTTCAGCGCCACCGCGTGCATCAAAGAAAGCTTCAATTGCATCGGCATCAGCATTTGATTTTGCCGTCCACTTCAAATCCCACGCCTTGGGATTTTGATTCAAGCCATAAGTCAACCTTTGGCTGTAACCGTCGCCGTATTGAACCTTTCGAACATTCGGTTCGCTTTTTTTGTTCAGGCTGAAATCAGGTGTTGTACCACCAGTGCTTGTCCCGACGGTGGCGTCATTGAAAGTAGCCATTAGGCGAGCAAGCCTCCGGGACGCTTCTGCTTGATCAATTCTGCCTGCACTGCGGCGCCAACGACACGTCCGAGAGCCGTTGCATCGGGTTGGTTGCCTTGCACGCTGGAGCCGCTTGCATCGACGTTGACAACTACGCTGGTGCCGCCACCGTTCTTCATCGTGACGGGGATTGTGCGGCCATCTGGCAGCGGCACGTAAGCCTCAGGGCGGCTGCCTTCGCCAAACATGGCAAGCTGCGGGCTGTTGGCAATGCCGCCAGCGGCGTAACGCTTCAAGTCAAGCGGACCGTTGGCGGTCATAATTCCACCGTTCGCAAAACCCAAAAAACCTCCAATTGCGCTTGAGCCAGGAAAAAGTGCTTTTAGGCTTTGGAATATTGCAGCTCTCATAAATATTTTGCTGAGATCCAAAAGTACAGAACGCGTGAAATCTGCAAATGATGCTTTACCGGTCGCAACAAATTCCGCAAGTTGGTCGCCTAGTCCAACAAATGTATTGCCTAATGTTGAACCCAAATTTGCGCCAAGGTTTAAAGCGGAATCGGCTATGGCCTTAAAAGAGGCTTTGAAATTTTCTTTGAAACCTTCACCGGCTTTTGCCGCACCCTCCAAGGCTACGCGCAATTGGCGCACTGCGTCTAAAAGTGTTTCAGACGAAACTTTTTCTGCAAATTTTTCAATAAATCCCACTAATTGCTTATTAATGTCTACGCGTTTTTGATCTTCTTCGTTAAGAACTTTGGTTTTAAATTGAGCATCGGCAATTATTGCATTGATCTGCCCCCTTGCTTCAGCTTCTTCATCAAGAGCCTTCATAACACTTGCACCAAAACCCTTAAAGGCACTTTCAACTGCTTGTTCTAATTGCAATTGAGATTGAGCGCCTTCAAGTATTGCCTGATTAACGCCAATTTGACCAAGTTTGAGTTTTTCTTGCAGAGCAAGTTCTCGTTCTAAAAATTTAGAATATTCAGCACGAAGATCAAGACCTTGCCGCTCAAGGTTTAAGGTATCCAAGCCAAGTTGCAATTGCTCGCTTGTAAGATCAACAATTTTTTTACCCTTTCTTTCTTTTTTATCTGCTGTGCCATCACCTTCCAAGCCTGGAATTGCCGCCTCGCCAGTGCCAAACATGCCAGCACCGGGCTCAAAAGTTGGAAAGTAATCGGCAAAATTTGATGTGTATTGTTTGAAACTTTCTTTCAAAGTTCCAATTGCTTTGCCAAAGATTTTTTCTGGCGTAGTGCCAAATGCCTTTGCTATTTGACGAGGAAGAAATGTAGCTAAATCGTAAAATATTTTTGCAAATCCACTTCCAAATTCAAGCAATTTTTTACTGATAGACACCAAAATTTTTACAATATCGCGACCAAGGTTGAAAAAGAAAGTAGCAACTCTTTTAATTGGTACTGCAGATTGATTCGCCCAGCTAATTGTTTTTGCGAGATTGTCTTGCAGGCCGGCTCCAATTTTCTGGAAAAAACCACCGTAATTTTCAGCAGCAGTATCCAAAGCAATCTGTAATCGGGCACCAGCCTTTGCAGGTGAATCACCAATAATCTGCGCAATTTGGTCGTAATCGTTTAATTGCTGCTGAGCAAATTTGACGAAATCAGCAATCTTGACTTCACCTTGCTCAAACGCTTTTGCCAATTCTGGCAACGTTCGATCAGTCGCCGCAGCAAATTTGGCAACAGCACCAGGCAAACGTTCGCCAATTTGACCACCCATCTCTTCGGCGCTTACCTTGCCCTTGCTCAAAACCTGAACGGTTGCACGAACAATTGCGTTGATGTCCTCTTGAGATTTACCGAATGCAACACCAGCGGCTACAACGCCTCTGTAAATAGTTTCGGTTTCTTTGAGGCTAAGACCATTGGCTCGCGCAGCCACAGATACTTGCGCATAACCAGAAATTGTCTCTTTTAAGGAAGTCGCGTAATCACTGCTGACTTTTCTGGCAATTTCTAGATTGCGGGCATAATCTGCTTGACCTTTTGACGCCTGCGCAAGAGTTATTTTTGCAAGGTTGAGATCATTGTTATACGTTGCAATGGCTGCAGATGCTTGGCGCAATGGTCTAATAACCATGCTGCCAAATGCAACACCAATGCCTGCACCGGCGGCAGTGCCAGCACCAGGAATAATGCTGCCCAAAGCTGCTCCACCAGCGGCGCCAATCAACTCATCTGGTCCTAGGAAACTTGCGCCTGCCGCAATGGCTCCAATCTTTCCGCCACCACCAGCGCGACGCCCTTGAGCCTTTACAACTTGGGCTTCTAATCTTGCCGCCTCAGCCGATGCTTGCTTGAATTCTTTGCTTGCAATATCAACACTGTTAGCTAACTCTCTCCACGAAGCTGCGTAATCTTTTAAAGTTTTGATGCTTTGTGCGCCAGTATTTTCCTGGACATTGCGCAGTTCATTCGATAAAACTTTGAATTTCGCAGAAGATATTGTTGTTTGATTTGCAAGATTATTTAATTTTGCACCAAGATTCTGAAAGACAGCTTCGCCTTCAGCCTTAATGCGCAGCTTGATTTCAGAGGTGATTGAACTCATTTGCGGCTCGCATTTAAAACGGCAAGGGCAGCCATTTCCATCACCTGCACGCCTTCAAAAATGGCAACAGGATCCTTGACTGAATACAGCTTACAGAGCCATTCGAGACTCGGGTAGTTCAGCCCCGTTAAACCCGCCATGCTCGTGTGCCACTGCGTAGACATGCGGATGAACATTAAGACGATGTCCCAGTTCTCTTCCCAAATCTCGCAGTCATTAGGCTTTGTGTCTGCTAATGCAGCAGCGATCTGCTCAGGACTTGCACCCAAAGCTTTCAGATCAGCCTCACGCTCGTCAACAACGCCGCCTTTTGCCCAATACTCGGCGGCGGCTTTTAGTTTTTTGCGGGCGCTCCAGTAACGCTGTCGGCATACGCTTGGATCAACGCCTTCATTACATAAGGATCGTCACACAGCTCTTTTTTATTCTTCTGTGTGAACGGCACATCCTTGCCTTCTTCATCCTTGATACCTTCCCAACCTTCAAGGATCCCATCAACAAGAGCATCATCACCCTTGTCAATGAGATCGTTGAAAGCCGAGCGACTCATCTTCTTGAAGACTGCCTCGAACGTTTGAGCCTCAAAGCGATTCCCGTCAACTGGGATCTCAACTTTGACTTCCCATTTGTAGGAAGCAGTCTTCTTAAGGACGAAAGCCATGAAGAATCAGGTGAATACCAGAGACATCTCGTTGTTGCCAGCCGTGGTAGGCAGAGCCAAGTACGGCATCGACAAGGAAATTACTCCATTAGTATCACCATAGCTGCAACCGGTGATATCGGTTTGAGCAGCGTTGACGGTGACGATGTTGCCGCCAGTAGCGCCGAGCACGATGCTGGTGTTGCCAGTGGCGACCGCGACGGCCTTGGCGAAGAAGTCCGTGGTGCCAATCGCAGGAGCCTCAAGCACGCAGGTACCGCCCGGGGCACGGTTGGTGATGAGAACCTCTTTGTTCGAGGCGGTCTCCTTGTACAGCAGTTCGTTGTTCAGAGCCAGGTCGATGGACTCGATGCGGCTGCTGGTGACGCCGTGGAACGTCGCGGTGGTGACGTTGGTGTCGTTCACCTCAATGGCTGCA